CGCATCTGGGCGATCCAGTCGTCGAAGGTCTGCTTGGCCGCCGCCGCGTCGTTGGTGCGGCCCTCCCGCCGGAAGGCCAGCCAGGCCGCCGCCTCGACGACCGCCGAGTGGTACGACGCCGGCAGCAGGGGCACGTCGGCCGCGCCCACCAGGTCGACCTCGGTTCGGATGAAGCGGTGCAGCAGGGCCTCGACACCCACCGGCGTGGGCCGCACGACCAGCGAGGCGCCGAAGGGCGCGTAGAAGCGCGGCGAGCCCGTTCCGTTGATGCGCTCGATCTCGATGATGGCGATGCGCTCGAGGGGGATGGCGTTGGGCCCTCGCACGCTCACGGTCCGCAGCGCGGTGGCCGCGGTGGCGTACGTGTCGACACCGCCGGCGGTGTTGATGGTCTCGGCGGCCTCCAGCCACGGCCAGTCCGCCTCGGTCTCCACCAGGTGCAGGCCGGCGTTGACCAGTTGGGTGCAGACCGCGTCGGTGAAGAAGGCGTCGCCGGTGGGCACGCCCAACCTCGTCCGCAGCTCCGAGCGGAAGGTGCTCAGGTCCACTTCGGTCCTCCGATCACCAGCGGCCGCGGGTCCGCACGCGGGCCTTGGGGCGCTGGCGGTGGTGGTCGGCGATCATGCGGGTGCGCCAGGCGCCGTAGGCGGCCATGAAGTTGGCCTCCCGGCCGTCGCCTCGGCGGCGGCAGACCAGGGCGGCTGCCATCTCGGCTATGGCGTGATGGAACTGCGCCGGCATCAGCGGCTCGTCGGTGTCCACGACCAGCTCGGCCTCGACGCGCAGGTACCGATGCGCCACGCTCACCGTCCCCGACGGGACCGGCCGCAGCACCAGCGAGGTGCCGTAGACGGCGAAGCTGTCGGGCTCGCCAGTGGTGGCCTCGGGCTCGTCGTCCTCCAGGTCGGCCAACGAGGCGGCCCGGTACATCGGGGGCTGGCCGGCCAGGCGCAGGGTGAGCGTCCGGTTCCAGTCGGCCGGCACGGCGTAGGTGTCGACGCCCGCCGTGGTGAGAAAGGTCCCGGAGCGCTCCAGCCACGGCCAGTCGTGCTCGATGCTGATGGCGGCGGCCGCCTCGGCGACGAAGTGGTTCACCGCCACCGGGTCGAGCCCGATGCCGGTGCGCTGGTCGACGGTGGTGCGCAGCTGGCCGAGGTTCACCAGTGGGCCCCGAGGTCGCGGCGAAAGGCGTGGCGCAGCCGAGGGGCGACGTCGTTTCCGATCGCGTCGGCGAAGTCCGCGTCCAGGGCCCGATCGCGGGCGGCGTTGTGGGCCTCGACATCGGCCAGGGGGTCGAAACCCCGCCGGACGTCGTGGGCCACCAGGTGGGCGATGAGCTGGCCGACGACGTCGACCGGCGACAGTTCCAGGGCCGCGGGGTCCGTGATGGCCACCACGGCGTAGGCGCCGACCGCCTCCAGCCGCACGAGCACCCATTCGGCGCGGCGCTGGTCGACGTAGAGCGCCAGGCGCTCATCGCCCTCCCAGCCCATGGTCGCCTGGCCCTGCTGGATCGGGCGGGTGAGGTGGTCGTCGACCAGCGTCAGGGCCCGGGGGCCGAGGCGCAGGTGCTCGGGGTGGCCGACCCGGCCGAGGTGGTTCTCCAGGACGGGACGCGAGGGCACTGGAGGGCTCGCTTTCTCGCCCTGAGCGGGCGGGGTCGGGTGAAGAAACGGGGGCGGCCGCTCGACGCGACCGCCCCCGTTTCCGGGCTCAGCTGGGGACCGCTGAGCGACCTAGGACTCGGCCAGGGTGCCGACGAAGGCGTGGGCGTTGCGAGCGTCGGTCACCAGATCGCCGATCCAGTAGGCCGTGCCCTCGTACTCCAGCTTGTCGGGGGTCTGGCGCAGGACCTCGGGGTCCTCCAGCCACTCCAGCGGGCACCACTCCTTGACCTCGAGGTGGTCGGTGTCGATGCCGTAGGCCGTGCCGTTGGGGATGTCCCGCTCGGCGATGAGGGCCGCCTCGCCGACACCGCTCGACACCGAGAGGGCCTTGAAGCCGCCCTTCAGCGTCAAGGTGGCCGGGAAGCGCTTCAGGCTGGTGAGCTGGGTGGAGTAGTTCCGGCTCACGCCGTGGCTGGTCAGCCACAGCCCGATGGTGCCGTCGCCGCGGATGTCCACCTCGTCCTGGGCCTTCTCCAGGAGGTTCTCGGTTACGGTGCGGCCCGCCCCGCCCGGGTTGTCGACGTAGGACTTCCACACGCTGGTGGTCGCCGGGTCCAGGCCGAAGAGCACGCCGGTGTCGGACACGATGGTCTGCAGGCCGGTCCACTCCTTCTGGGTCGTCCCGCCGACGGCCCCGCCGTTGCCCTGCCGCTCGACCCGGTCGCCCGCCGCGGTGGTGATCGCCGCGCCGGCCAAGGTGATGGTGCGGGCAGCCAGGTTCACCGCGGTGATCTCCCGGTTGGCGGCCTTGGCGGCGTCGCCGGGGGTGGCCGCCGAGGAGATGTCGACGAACATGCCCTCCTCGAGCTGCCTCATCTTCACGTCGCCGGTGGTGGCCGCGGTCAGCACGATGATGTTCACCGCGGCGTTGGCCGCCGTGGTGGCGATGGTGCCCTCGGAGGTGCCGGCGAGCTGGCGGTTGAGGTCCCGGCGGATGTCCTTGGTCATCCCCTTGGTCTCGTTGGTGGCCGTGCGCTCCCAGCTGGAGCGGTTGGACTTCATGGCCTTCATCGTCTGGACGGTGAAGCGGATCCGCCCGGTGATGGTGCGCAGGGGGACGCGCTGCTTGACGTGGCGCTGGTTGCCCGGCGTGCGCAGGGTCCCGCCGTCGCTGATGTTGCCGACGCCGGCGTTGCGCCGGACGTGGAGGGACAGCACGGCCTCGGCGCCCTCCACGTCGTCGCTGTTGCGTCCCAGCTGGTTCAGCAGCATGGTCTTGTTGTTGATCTGCTCGCGGATCTTGGGGAGGTAGAACTCCTTCAGGATCCCCGAGGCCTCGGTGAGGTTGAGGGGCATGGATCGCTCCTTGCGAAAGAAGGTGGTCGGAACAGTTGGTTCGCGAGGAGCCGGGGCCCACCGGGGGCGTCGGGCTCACAGCGACGGCACCTGGCCGCCGGCGGTGGTGCAGAGCTACAGCTGGGCGAGGCGGGCCCGTACGGCGGCACCGACCTCTCGCCAGTCGCCCAGCTCGCCGGGCGCCTCCTGGGCGGATCCGGACTGGGGCGGCAGGGTCCCGCCGGCGTCGCCGGTGGCGGCCTTGGTGCCCAGGTATTCGTCGATGACCTTCTGGCGGTCCGCCTTCAGCGCATCGTGCGCCGCCTGGAGGTCGCCGCCGGTCTCGTGCATGGCCACGTCGAGCAGCCGGGCGTAGCCGCGGCGGTCGCTCTCGGGGTCGTAGCCGAGCGTCTTGGCCTCGGCGACGATGGCGGCCACCTGGGCGGCCTCGTCCTGGTGGGCCCGGGCGCGCTGGTCGCGCTCGGCCATGTACGCCTCGAGTTCGGACCGGGTCATCGGCCGGTCGGGGTCGCGTGCGCCGGGCCCGACGTCGGCCGCCTGGTCGGCCAGGAGAACCTCGGCCTGCTGGCGCATCCACTCGCCGGCGGCCCTCGGGTCGCTCCGCAGCGTGGTGGCCAGCGCCAGCAGTGTGTCGCGGTCGGCGTCGTCGTAGCCCTCGAAGGCCGAGCTGAACGGCGCTAGGGCGGTGCGCCGTGCGGCCGACTCGGCCCGCAGCTCTCGCACGTGGGACTGCCAGCTCGCCGGCAGTCCCGAGATGTCGTCGGTGGCCACCGGCGACGGCTCATTGACCGGAGGCGTCTCGCCGGCGGCGGCGACAGGTGCCGGGTCGCCGCCGGGCGCGCCGGTCGCGTCGCTCCCCTCGGTCCCGTCGCCGCCGCGAGCGGCGGGCAGCACGGTACCGTCGGAGTACACCCAGGTCGTGCCGACCAGGGTGTAGGTGATCGCTTCAGTGGTCAGGGGGGTCACGTCGTCGGGCACCTGGCCCTCCTTTGTGGGGAGAAGTTGCGGGAAGTTGCGGGAAGTTGCGGCCCTGAGCGGTCCCAGCTTCCGCACAGGAGCCCCAGGAGTCGACGATCTCGGGCGCGGTGGTGTGGTTGGTGCGGGGCTACGCGACCGGGGCCGTAGGGGCCCCAGGATCGGCGGGAGCCTGGTCGTTGACGCCGGGCACCGGCAGCGCCGGGGGCTCGCCGGCGAGGGGCGGCTCGCCGGCCTGGGCGGCGGCGGCCAGCGCCGGCGACACCGCGGCCTTGGCCACCTGGGCGCCCATCTCCTCGGCCGCCATGACCTCGTGCGCCGTGGCGTGGAGGTCGAAGAGCTCCTGGCGGGGCTCGTCGAGGTCGTCGTAGGCGGCCGACTTGCGGAAGCGGTTCAGCTCCTCGATGTGCAGGACGTGGTTGTCCCACCGCTCGGGCAGCGCGGGCACCCCGGCGGCCATCTGGTGGTTCTC